ATTAGGTAGTCGATTCATCAAAGAAATTTACCTGCTACATTTCAAAATAAAACACAAATTGAAAACGAAGATCGAGAAGTTACTTCTGAACAAAAAGAGATTGTCCATTTCTCTAGTGAAGGAGTTATTCCCTCGACTGATGCTGTCCCTGATATCGTTAGCTTGTCAACTGATTATTTGTCAATGACCGCGCGTGAAGATCGCATACATACAGTTACGGATTTTCTTTCTCGACCTATAGTTATACAGACGGGTCTTTGGGCTTCAACGCAAGCTACAGAGACTCAACTTTATACCACAAATTTCCCTGAGGCACTTATTTCAAATGCCATGTATCAAGAAAAGTTGCGGGGTTTTGTTGGACTTCGGGCAACACTTGTGGTAAAGGTTCAGGTTAATTCTCAACCTTTCCAGCAAGGACGCTTGATGTTACAATATTTCCCATATGCACAATACATGCCAAACCGTGTCACTCTCGTTAATTCTACATTGCAGGGCCGCTCTGGTTGTCCCCGCACTGATTTGGATTTGAGTGTTGGTACGGAAATTGAAATGCGTATACCTTATGTTTCTCCTCATGTTTATTATAATTTAATTACAGGCCAAGGTTCTTTTGGTGCCATTTATTTGGTTGTGTATAGTCAACTTCGGGATCAAATATCTGGTACTGGTTCTGTTGAATACACTGTTTGGGCTCATTTGGAGGATGTTGACGTTCAATATCCTACAGGAGCTAACATCTTTACTGGAAGTGCGCCAAATTTTGCTTCACAAGCTGCGAAGTTGGCGACTGGTCAGATGACCCAGAAGGATGTTCATAAGATGTATTCAGATGGTTCTTATGCTCGTAGACCTGCAAGAATTTTTGCTCAGGTTGCATCTGAACTGACTACAATTAAGAATTCGGGTGTTTTGTCACGCGGTATTGGTCAACTCTCTGAGAGTCTGTCCACTTTTTCTAAGATTCCCGTTTTGGGAAATATGTTTACTCGCCCAGCTTGGATTTCATCGGCTGCTGCGAATATATTCCAAATATTGGGTTTTTCTAAGCCAACATTGCAAGGTTTACCGTGTGAATCAAAGCTCCGAGGTCAAGCACATATGGCAAACTTTAATGGATCGGATGCTTCACATAAACTTGCCTTGTCGGCTTCTAATGAAATTGAAACTAAAGCCGGACTTTCGGGCACCTCTGCTGATGAAATGGATTTGGGTCACGTTTTGTCTATACCTAATTATTGGGATAGATTTACTTGGGCAAATACAGATCTGACTGGTGCAATCTTGTGGGATAATTTTGTTACACCCATGAAGATCAAATCATATTCAGCAACGGTGACCGATCGTTTTCGGTGTACACATATGGGTTATGTTGCGAATACTCATGGGTATTGGCGAGGTTCTGTTGTTTACACATTTAAGTTTGTTAAAACGCAATTTCATTCTGGCCGTTTACGAATTAGTTTTATACCATTTTATTTTAACACTACTATTTCAACAGGTACTCCTGATGTTTCTAAGACGCAAAAGATAATTGTGGATTTACGTACTTCCACGGAGGTTTCTTTTACTGTTCCTTATATTTCTTCAAGACCTTGGATGTATTGTATTCGCCCTGAAGCTTCATGGTTGGGAACGAATAATACTCTGATGTACAATGCTGTTACTGGAATTGTTCGTGTTGAAGTTCTCAATCAATTGGTTGCAGCGAATAACGTTTTTCAATCTATCGATTGTATTGTTGAAACAAATGGTGGTCCTGATTTGACTTTTGTTGCCCCTTCGGCTCCTTCATATGTACCTTATGCTGGTGCTTTTACACTTGCTGATACGGAGAAAACTACGAAGGAACATGTACAGGAATACGACAACAATGCAGCGAGTAATGAAGTTCCTAAAATTTACTCGCAGATAATGGGTGAAAATGAAGCCATCCAGCGTAACGATGCTCAACATGGTGTGCATCCCGTAACCATTGATACACACCAAATTGCTGCTAATTGGTCGCCTGAAGCTCATTGTATAGGCGAAAAGATTATGTCTGTGCGACAACTTATTAAACGGTTTGGTGAATTTGGAACTTTGGACCAATCCTCAACAAATCAGTCAATTATAGTCGCCCCTTTTTCTGTAATTTCTCCTGTTTCAACTGTTGCTGCTACCAAAACTATATCCTTGTATGAATATTATTATTATA